CTAACTGCGTTCTGGGAAAAAGAATGTGAGATAGTAAGAAAGGCAATGGGCTTTAGAAAATCTCCTCACATTATGTACGATCAAATGAGTTTATCAGATGAATCTTCAGAAAAAAATCTTCTAATACAACTTGCAGACAGAGACATTATCTCGCATGAAACTGTGCTTGAGAGATTTAAAGAAGTTCCATCTGTAGAAAAAATGAGACTTAAAAGAGAAGATAAAGATAGAAACAAAGAAAATTTACCAGAAAAAGCTAGCCCTTTTCATAATCCAAACAAAGAGTTTGAAATGGAAAAGATGGATAAACAAGCTCAAATTAATGAAAAAGTCGCGGAGAAAAAAGAATCTCAAAAACCTATTAATCCCAACGGAAGACCCAAGAATAAAATAGACGAAGGGCCAAGGCAAAAAAGAAGAGAAACCCCAAAATCTAAACCGGGTGTCGCTGAACTTATTTCTTGGGCTAACGAGTCCTTCGATAAGATATCTGAAATAACAACTACAGCATATCTTGCTGTAGCTAATAAAAAGAATATGAGAGGATTGAGTAAGGTTCAATGCGCAGAGCTAGAAGAGCTTAAACTCCATGTCCTTTCTAATATAGAGCCTATGTCCGAGGTAACTAACCAAAAAATTAAAGAGATCATAGGATCTTCTAAAAAGATGTCACAAAGTTTCGCTAAAATGCTTAAAACTACCAATGTAGATTTTAAAAATTCAACTACTGAAAAATTTAGAAGGCACGCTATTTCGTGCTATATAGAATGTATTTTGGATGGTTGATTTGCGATATTTTAAAGAAAATATTTTTTTTGTGTATATTTAATGTAGAGGTGAATCATGACAATAAAAATATATCAACATGAAATAAACGATGGTATTGGCGAACTCGTTAAGAGTACCGCCAGTGTTGCCTATTGCTCTGAGGCATCAGTAAGAACAAACGTAACTGAAGCTGATGTTGTACACGCCGCTGAGAAAATTGTTGCAGAAAACAAAGATCAAGTAGACCTATACTATTTAGAATCTGTATTGGTTTCTTGTGGTTGGAATAAGAATGATGACGTGTTCATGCCAGAGGCAACTTGGGCAGCAAGAAATACACCAGAAGATAAACAGTTTAATTTTATGCACGATGAAAACGATATCATCGGACATATTACTGGTAGTTATGTTTTAACTAAAGACGGAAAGGCCGTTGCAGATGATTCTGAAATGCCTGAAGATTTTGACATCATTACTCAAGCTGTTCTTTACAATAGTTGGACTGGTGAAGAAAATAGAGAAAGAATGGAGAAAATAATCTCCGAAATAGAGGAGGGCAAGTGGTACGTTTCGATGGAGTGCCTGTTTGCTGGATTTGATTACGCTCTTTCTTCCCCGGATGGGTCAAAGAAAGTACTAGCTAGAGATGAAGATTCATCATTTTTAACAAAACACCTTAGAGTTTATGGTGGGGACGGTGAATACCAAGGTCATAAAATAGGAAGGGCATTAAGAAATATTTCATTTTCTGGTAAAGGCTTGGTTTCCAAACCAGCCAACCCTAGAAGTATAATACTTAAAAGTGTAGCATTTAATTTAGATGATAATTCTGATTTTAATATAGGAGAATTTAATATGTCAGATAACTTGCTAGAAAAGCAGTTAGAAGAAGTTCGCGCTGAACTCGCTACTGCAAAAGCTGAAAATGAGGCTATTAAAGCTAAGATTGAAGAAGCAAAAGATAAAGAGTTTGCTTCCAAGGTAGAAGCTTTTGAGAGCAGCATTGAAGAAAAAGATTCAAGTATCGCTGAACTTGAAGAATCCATTAAAAGTACTCAAGCTCGCGTAGCTGAACTTGAAGACGCTCTCGCTAAGTCAAATGAAGAATTAGCATCTGCTAAAGAGCATATGGAAGAAATGAAGAAAAAAGAAAAAATGGAGAAGCGTAAAGCCGCTCTTGTAGAAGCTGGTTTTGATGCAGAAGACGTAGAAGATGCACTTGCTGCATTTGATGGTCTTGCTGATGAAGCGTTTGATTCTGTTGTCGCTATGTATGGCAAGAAAGAGAAAGCCAAAAAAGACAAAGAAGCAGAAGCTGGTATGCCTCCCGCTCTAAAGGAAGCAATTGAAAAGAAAAAAGAAAAAGACGCTAAAGCTGAAGAAGAAACAACTGAAGCTGAAGTAACACCAGAGCTTCTTGAAGATGTAGAAACTTCTGAAGCAACTCTTGTAGACGCAACGCCGGATGTTGACGAAGTAGAGTCAACTAGAGCTAGCATTGCAGATTGGCTTTCTAATAACGTATTATCAACTAAATAATTTCAATAGGAGATTAAACTATGGCCCTTAAAGCAGATAGATATGAAGAATCAACAGATATCAGTTTCTTCTACAACGAAGGAACTGCTACTCGCGGAGGTGTTGTTGTTCTCGATGCAGTAAACGCATCTGGTGCAGCTATGGACCAAGGCGCAAACAAAGTTAAGTATCCAGCTACTGTTGCTACAAGCGACGTTCCTGTTGGAGTTCTTTTAAATGATGTGGTCAATAAAGACCTCACTAGAACTCATCTTAATCAATATAAAGATGAAGTTCAAAAAGGCGGAAAAGTTACAGTTCTCACTCGCGGATGGGTTGTAACTGACATGATCACCGGCGACCCAACCCCCGGCGCTTTAGCTTATGTTGGAGATGACGGTAAGTTTGTAGTATCGGCGGATGACGCAACCGGTTCCGGTAATTTGGCAGTTGGTCGTTTTATGTCTGGTAAAGACGCCGACAATTATGCTAAAGTTTATGTCAACCTTCCTAATCACGGCCCATTAGCTTAATTACAAGGAGAATAATATAATGTCATATACAGAAAGACCAAGCGAAGAATTTATCTCAGTGCTTCGCAAATGTGGTGATGCCGATATGGAAGTTGCTCTTGCAGCCCAAAGAGAGTTTGCAAAAGCTCTTGAACTTCCACTACGTAAAGGCGTTTTGATTGGAAACATCCTTGGTAATATCTTTGAGACAATCAATGTAGAGCCGGGCGGAAGCACAGAGTATCCTTTGGATCTTCTTGCTCCGGGACTTGAGGGTGAGCATGTTGCTTACACCAATCCGGGTCACGGTCGCGTTCCTGAGCGTGCGGTCGAGAGCGATTACGTCATGATTCCAACCTACTCAATCGCTAGCTCGATTGATTTCTTGCTTCGCTATGCTCGCGAAGCTCGTTGGGACATTACCGCTCGCGCTATGCAAGTTTTGGAAGCTGGCTTCGTCAAGAAAATGAATGACGACGGATGGCACACCCTTCTCGCAGCTGGTGTTGATCGTAACATCTTGGTTTATGACGGTGATGCAACTGCTGGTATGTTCTCCAAGAGACTTGTTAGCTTGATGCAGACTGTTATGCGCCGTAATGCTGGCGGTAACACTGGTAGCGGAAACCGTGGTCGTTTGACCGATCTTTACGTTTCTCCAGAAGCTCTTGAAGATGTTCGTAACTGGGGATTTGATCAAGTTTCTGACGCTGTTAGAACTCAGATTTACAATGCCGGTGGAGATGGCGCTCCAATCACCAATATCTTTGGTGTAAGTCTTCACGACCTCGATGAGCTTGGAGAAGGTCAAGAGTACCAATTGTTCTTCGAGCAAGGTCTTGGCGGTGCTGTGCAAGGTAGCGATGCTGAGTTGGTAATTGGTCTTGACCAAGGTGCTAACGACAGCTTCGTAATGCCAATGAAGCAACAAGTTTCTATCCACGAAGATCCAACTCTTCACCGTCAACAGAGAGTTGGCTGGTACGGATTTGCTGAACTTGGATTCGGCGTTCTCGATAACCGCAGAATTATCCTTGGTAGCTTCTAAGCTATCTAATAGAATAAAATTCAAGAGAAAGCCATCTCGGTTGGGGTGGCTTTCTTTTTTTATACGGAGTAAGATAAAATGTGTATAATAAATTGTATATTTGAAATTAGGAACTTTTTTTAGGAGTTTTACAATGGCACATATGTCAGATTATTTAGAATCTGGATTACTTCATCATGTTTTTAGGGGTCAATCATTCCCTAAACCAACGGGCATGGCTATAGCTCTAACTAGTGGTGTTCCAGCAGAGTCTGGCGATGCTAAAAACCAATATAAAGGAGGTTGGTTTCAAGAGCTTCCAAGTGGTGATGATTTACTTGGTGACACTGGTTATAGAAGAGTAGAGCTTGGACCACCTGAAGACAACGGAGATACATTCTGGGATTTTGAAGAGGTTGATTTCGAGGCTGGTAGCGGCGTTATTAAAAATTGCGATGCAATATATTTTGGAACCGCCCTAACAGAATGGGGTTGGGTTTCTGGTATAGCTTTTTGTGAACGTCATCAGTTTGGAGAAGGGGCGCTTATAATGCAAGCACAGCTAGATAATCCAAGGTACGTATTTAAAGGAGATTCTTTAAAGTTTGACGCTCAAAAACTAAGAATTCAATTTAAATAAGGTATAATAATGACGGCTTTATCTAGGTCTGGGTTTAATCAGTTCATACAACAAACTTTACCAGACAATTCCTCAAGAGAAATATCCGCCCTTGATTTAAGAACGTCTTTCTTAAATTTAGCAGACTCTATTTCTAATTTCAATAGAAATATAGATATAAATTCTTTAAATTTTGGCGAACTAACACTAGAATCAGTTTATGCGGGTTCTAATACATTCGCTAGAAAAAACGTTACTGGCTTTAGTAGTAGCAAAAATACTGCTTTGGGATATTCTGCATTAGAATCAAACTACTCTACATCTAGAAATACAGCGGTCGGATCATACGCACTTAGTTGCGTTTCTTTAGGCAATGATAATGTTGGTGTTGGTTCATATTCACTTGGCGGTTTAACTATAGGTTCTGGAAATGTAGCTATAGGTAACTACGCATTACTAAAAAAGAAAAGTGGAAATTTTAACATAGCGCTAGGACATGGTGCTGGCTATCTATCGGAAAAAGATAGTGATTTTAATTTCTATGTAGGTGTCTACCCGGATGCAAGTGGAGATTGTGAAACAACATTAGATTCTTTAACAAAAGCTCCATTGTTATATGGAAATTTACAAACTTTACAGCTGGCGATTGGTGCTTCTGGGTTTAGGGGTGATGAAAAACTTTCTGTTTCCGGTAATATTTTACCCTATGAATCGGGTGTAGGATTTAGCCTTGGGTCTGGGCAATACAGGTGGGATGCTTATATAGAAGATCTTTATATAAGTGGAGATATCGTTAGTCAAAACCAGCTTTTTAATGTTAATTTGTCTGACGGTACAACAGACCCACCAGATCTAATAATAAATAATGAAACTGTATTTATAAGCGGTATAAGTGGAATTCATGTAGGTTACACAGAATCTGATAACGTATTTAGAGTATCTGCACACC